CCCTCTTTGATGAAAACGGGAACATTGTCCCGATTCACAAGCTCCCCCCTGAAGTCTCCAGCACTATCGCATCAGTCGAGGTCGTGAAGAAGAACCTCGCAGCCGGCGACGGACAGACCGATACCGTCCATAAGCTGAAGGTCTGGGATAAGACCAGAGCCCTTGAGATGCTCGGCAAACACTTCAAGCTGTTGACGGATGTAGTGCAACTCACAACTGATGACGAGCGGATTGCCCGTCTCCTCTCAGGGCGGAAGCGTGCCAGCGGCAGCCGTTAAGTTTGACGCGCTCCTCGATGAAGAGGTCGCGGCCTGTTACGCCGATCCACTCCGATTTGTCCTCACTATGTATCCCTGGGGAGAACCTGGGCCACTCGTAGACCATCCGGGGCCTGATGCCTGGCAGCGGGAGTTCTTGATCAGGCTCGGCCTGAGCGTGCAGGAGCGGGCCTTTGACGGCCATACGGCGGTCGCTCCAGTTCGAGAAGCCACGAGTTCTGGTCACGGCATCGGGAAGAGTGTTCTTGTCGCCTGGATTGTGGACTGGATTATGTCCACCCGTCCCAATGCTCAAGGGACCATCACCGCCAATACGATTACCCAGCTCTCGACTAAAACATGGGCCTCTATCCAGCGGTGGACAAAACTCTGCCTGACTGGTGACTGGTTCACCGTCAATAGCGAGCGCATGTATTACACCGGGCGGAAGGAGTCCTGGTTCTGCGCGCCCCAGTCCAGTAAGGAAGAGAACTCTGAGGCGTTCGCTGGGCAGCACGCCGCCGACTCGACCAGCTTTTACATCATGGACGAGGCCTCGGCCATCCCTGATGCCATCTACGAGGTTGCAGAGGGGGGCCTGACGGACGGCGAGCCGATGATCTTCCTATTCGGCAACCCCACGCGGTCAAATGGGAAGTTTCATCGGGCCTGTTTTGGGTCTGAGCGTGGCCGATGGCATCCGAACGTCATCGATAGCCGGACGAGCCGATTTACCAATAAGGCCCAAATTCAAGAATGGGCCGATGACTATGGCGAAGACTCGGATTTCTTCCGCGTCCGTGTTCTTGGCCTACCGCCGGCCGCCAGTGACCTCCAGTTCATCTCGACCGCCTTAGTCTCAGCCGCTCAGATTCGTGAGCCGCTCCCGTTGGTCGATGAACCTCTAATTTGTGGCCTTGACGTGGCCCGAGGCGGAAATGACCGCTGCGTCTTCCGGTTCCGACGTGGGCCAGATGCCAAGTCCATCAAGCCCATCTGGATACCCGGCGACCAAGCGCGAGACTCCATGCGTCTTGTGACGGTGGCCGGCGACATTCTCTCGCGGGAGTTCTCCGGCCGGAAGGTCACGACCATGTTCATTGACGGGACGGGCATTGGCGGTCCTATAGCCGACCGACTGAGACAGCTTGGCCATGCCAATCTCATTGAAGTGCAGTTCGGTGCTCAGTCCCCAGACGCCAAATACGCCAATATGCGGGCCTATATGTGGGGCCGGATGCGCGATTGGCTACCGAGAGGCTGTATCGACCGTGATGCTCGGTTGGAGTCTGACTTGACCGCGCCTAGTTACAGTCACGATAAGTCAGACCGCGTGCTGCTGGAGTCCAAAGAGCACCTCAAGGCCCGAGGGATTGACTCGCCAGATGATGCTGATGCGTTGGCGCTCACCTTTGCCATGCCTGTCCAGCCGGTGAGTAAGCCGTCACAGCCCTATAGGCCGCGTGGGACATTCCTTTGACACACGGTGTATTCTCTCTGCGAGGTAATCGTCGATGCCATCGACCAGTAAATCACAGCAGCATCTGATGGCTGCCGCTGAGCATGGCGCGGACTTTCCGATGGCCAAGAAGCTCCGCGCGTCGATGACGCTGGGTCAGCTTCACGACTTCGCGGCGACCTCGACGAAAGACCTTCCGAAGCATGTCAAGAAAGGCAAGAAACGCTGATGGCGGGTCGTCCTTCGCAAGCGGAACGGCAGGAACTGAAAGCGATTGGTGACATGCTCGCCGAGAAGCTTGACGCGGTGATTCGCGTGCAGCAGGCCGTGATGGAAGATATGGCCGCCCTTCGCGCCAAGGTGAACATCCTGGAAGAGCGGCAGGGAGCCTTGCAGTATCGGGCGAGGATACTCAGTGACAGCTAAATCAGCCAAGCCGAAGCCGAAAGAGCCTCCGATGCGTGACCAGATTCGGAAAGCCAGTGGCTTTGAGACCGAATCGCACGCCTACGATTTCCGGACACGGAACAATTTGAAGCCCAAGTCGGAGAAGCCCGCGCGTGGCTAAGCCCGAGACGTTCACGGATACGCCGGTTGGGAAGGTGAAAGACGGCGACCATGCCGAGGTGCTCGAGGAGATGCTCAAGCGGTATCAGCGAGATACCGACGAGTGGGAAGAGATTCGAGCCGAGGGCACGACCGACATGCGCTATGTGTCGGGCGATCCGTGGGATGCGACCGACCGACGGATGCGGGAAGACGCCGGCCGTCCTGTCTTGTCCTTTGACGAATCCGGCCAATACGTCAATCAGCTAATCAACGAGATCCGTCAGCACAAGCGGGCGATTCAAGTGACCCCGATTGGTGCCGGCGCGACCGATGCCATTGCGGAACTTCGTGGCAATCTCATCCGGCAGATTGAATACCGCAGCAATGCTCAGCAAGCCGCCTATACGCCGATGTTTGAGAACACGGTGCAGCGGTCGTATGGCTTCATGCGGGTCAAAGCGCAATACGTCCACAATCCGGAGCAGAGCGGCGGGAATGGGCAGAGCTTTGATCAGGAGCTGATTCTCGAAGGCCTCCCCAATCCTGACCTTGTGACGGTGGACTGCGACATCACGAAGCCTGATGGCTCAGACATGGGGCATGCCTGGATTGCCGAGTCCTGGGCGCTCAGCGATTACAAGAAGAAATGGCCGAAGGCCAAGGTGCGTGATTTCTCGCCGGAGTTCTCTAGGGGTCATCCGACCGCCTGGCAATACACGGCCTCCCGCATTCAGATTGCCGAGTATTGGCGGATTGAGTCCGAAGACCGCAAACTCCTCCTGTTCACGGTGGACGGGCAGCGGGCGATGGAGGTCTTTGAAGACGACCTGAAACTACCCGCGTGGGAGCCGATTCGGGCGCTCATGGAGAGTAATCCAGACTTTAAGCCCAGCCGTGAACGCGTCGTAGAACGGCCTGTCGTGAAGCACTTCATGACGAATGGCTTTGAGGTCTTGGGGCAAGAGACCGACTGGCCGGGGGATGCGATTCCGCTGGTCTGTTGCTTTGGCAAGATTCTCTGGGTCGATGAAGGGTCTGGACCGAAACGGAAAGTCCTGTCGCTGATTCGGCTGGCGCGTGACCCGATGATGCTGTTGAGTTACTACGTCTCCTGCGAGGCGGAACTCATTGGTATGACGCCCAAAGTGCCCTACTTTGTGCGGCGAGGGTCGCTGAAGGATGATGAACTCCTCCTCCTGCAAAAGAGCCTGCATGAGCCGGTGGCGGTGATTCAGGTCGAGACGACGACTCCGGAGAGTGCGCCCGGGGTGGTCTTGGACTTCCCGCAGCGGAATCCCTATGAGCCGCCCATTCAGGCGATTGAAGTGGGCAAGGAAGCGGCGAGACGCGCCATTCAGTCCGCAATGGGGATTAACCCTCTCCCGACCAATGCTCAGCGCAAGAACGACAAGTCTGGGGTGGCGCTGAAGGAGATTCGGAACGCGGAACAGCAGGGGTCGTTCCACTTCATCGATAGCTATGAGGCGGCGATTACCAGGGGCGGGGCCATCGTTAATCAGCTCTTGCCCTACTACTACGACACCGCGCGGGATGTGACCGTTAGAACAGCAGCTAATGAAGCCAAGGTGCTGCGGATTAACGATCCACAGGGTAAAGCGCCTGGCCAAGACGAGCCGCTGATGCTCTCGCCGGAAGGCAAGTTCGATGTGACGCTCGACACGGGGCCTGACTTTGCCTCTGAGCGTGAAGCGGCCTCAGCCTTTGTCGATACGCTGGTCGCCTCGAATATGCCGCAGGCCCAAGCCATTTTGCCCTTGCTTGTGAAGCTGAAGAATCTCGGGCCAATTGGGCAGGAAATCTATGACGTGCTCGTGGCCTTGTCGCCGCCTCCCGTTCAAGCCGTGCTGAAGAAGGGCCAAGACGGGCAGCCGACGGTGCCTGAACTGATGCACCAGCTGGATCAGGCCAAGCAGGCCCTCGAGCAAATGCAACAGCAACTCCAGCAGGCCACGATGGAGCTCCAGACCGAAGCCGTCAAGGGCCAGCGTGACGCCCAGATTGCCCAGTTCAAGGCCCAGTCCGATGCTCAAGTGAAGATTGGGCAGGCCCAGGCCGACATGGCGAGCCAGTTGCGCGATCTTGAAGTGAAGCTCGAGATTGAACTGGCTAAAATCGGGTCTGCGATGGCAATGGCGCGTGGGGAGCAGGAGATGCAATTGCTCCATCATCACGACGATGTGACCTTGCAGCGGGAGCAAATGGCGCAAGCCTCGGCACAACAGACACTCGACCGTGAAGCCGCGCAACAGCAAGCGGCCCAGCAGCAGACCAGTCAGGGTGGCGCGTAATTGCCAGTCGGTCTCTTTTGCGGTAATGTAAGGCCCAACATATGAGCGAATCTGCCTCGATTGCTCCCCCAGATGCGTCTCCGACAGACGTGCTCGGCGGGATGTCGGTCACAGAACGCTCCCACTGGCGCCTGACGGGCGAATTGCCCTCGACGCCGGCTGAAGCCCGCGACCGGGCTGAGACATCTGACGACCCAGCGGCTTCGTCGCCCGCCGATCCTGCCGTGCAGGAGGCCTCAACGGAGGTCCGTGAATCGCCCGACTCGGAACCGGGCACGTCAGCGGAACCCGCGACGACTTCCAGTAAGACCAAAGCGAATGCCGAGACGCGGAAAGCCGCGCTCCATGCCGAGATTCAAGACCTCCTGACCCGTCGCAATGCGCTGCGGGCTGAAATGGCGGCTCCCCCGCCTCAGTCCGTCCCAGACGTCCGCCCGGCCTCGTCATCCGGTCCATTGCCTCTGTCGGAGTTTCTCGCGCGTCCTGATGTCGCCAAGCCGATCCTAACTGACGCGGAGTTTTTCGCCGCGTATCCGGATGCGGACTATGGGGCCTATACGCGCTATACGTCTCGGTATGAAGTGCTGTCGATTCGCGCCGAAGATCAACAGCGTGCCGCGATCGAAGCGCGGCAATCCCAGCTCATGACCCAAGCCCGCACCTATGCGGAACGGGTGCAGTCCGCACAGGCGGAACAGGCGTTTCCCATTGGGGAGCATCTGACCGGACTCGTGCCGGCATCCCTGGTCCCTGACGGGAAACCGGTGAATGCGGGGAATGTGATTGCTCAGGAAATTCTTGAATCCGAACAGCCGGCCGCGCTCTTGCGGCATCTGACGGATCATCCTGAGGCGTTTCACGCGCTGGCGGCATTGCCGAGTGCTTTAGCGGTCGCTAAGGCGATTGGTCGATTGGAAGCCCAGATCGGATCTCCTCTGACGCCCCCCTCCCCGGTGGCCAAAACCACCACGTCCGCTCCCGCGCCTGTTGAGACGCTGGGACGCAAGCCGTCTGCGAGTGCCGATGAGGCCAAGGCAGCGGTTGCGGCGGGCGACTTCGCTCGGTATGCCTCCGCGATGAATGCGAAGGAGCGCCAGCGATGAGAGTAGGCGATCATGGCGAATGTGTTTCAATTTGTCGATTGGCTGTCGATGGAGGGCCTGCGGCTCCTCCTGAACAAGCTGGAAGTCAGTCAGGGCTTTAACACCGATTACAACTCGGAATTTACCAAAGACTTCGCGGTCGGTGAGACCGTGCGCGTCCCGCTTCCTCAGCAGTGGACGATTCGAGACGGCCTCGGGTATAACCCGCAGGCGGTCAACCGGATCTACACGACCGTCACCTGTGACCAGATTTTTGGGGTGGATTTCGAGTGGGATTCCGCGCAGGCGGCGCTTCAGGTTGAGCGCGGCATGGACCGCATCAAGAAAGAGTATCTGGAACCGGCGATGGACCAGATCAAGCAGGAGATTGACTCCCGCTGTGCGCTGTTCGCCTACCAGAATACATCCAACACAGTCGGCGTACTGGGCACGGACCCGACCAGTTTGACCGTCTTCAATCAGGCCCGGCAGCGGATGATTGAACTCGGTGGGATCTCGCAGGGGAACCGGATTACCTGCATTCCGCCCTCGGTGAACACCTCGCTCGTCGGCACGGCCCTTGGGCTGTTCAATCCCCCTGATGCGATTGCCAAGCAATACAAGGAAGGCGCGATTGGTCGCTATAGCGGCGCCGACTGGTATGAGTCGATGTCGCTCTACGACCATACCGCTGGCACCTGGCAGGGCGCGGTCACGGTCAATACGACTATGACCAGCGGCACGACCTCCTTGGTCGTCAACTGCACGAGTGGTGACACGTTCCTGAAGGGTGACGTCATTGGGATTGCGTCGGTCTATAACACCAATCCCATGACCCGTCGCACGGCCTCAACCGCGAACACCTCGACGTTTGCGATTGCCACGACCGTAACGGCCTCGGCTTCGACAGCCACGCTGACACTCGTGGATACGGTCTACGGTCCCGGTAGCCAGTATCAGAATGTGAACCGCCTGCCGACGGCTTCGGACGTGATCACACTGTTCCCAGGCACGACCAGCCCGAATGCGCTGCACGGCAAGCAGGGCCTCTACTTCAACAAGGGCGCGTTTGCCCTCGTGGGTGTGAAGCTCGAGACGCCCAAGGCCGTGGAAATGGCGAGCCAGTCGCGTGACCCGGAGACGGGGATTGCGATTCGGTTTGTCCGCATGTTTGACCCACAGCAGAGCAAGATGATCAATCGGTTCGATGTGTTGATGGGCTTTGGTCAGTTGCGGCCACGGAATTGCTCCGTGCGCGTGCTGTCGGCGTAGGCTGAGACAGAGGAGACGACGAACATGGCAACGAATAGCTCTCAGGAAACGCTCCACGGCGCGGGATTTTCTCCCCTGCGTGGCGAACCGACGATGGGCGGGATTCCCCTGCCCTTGAAGACCCCCACGCTCATGACGTTGACGACCGGAGGGGGCGTGCGGACGCTCACGGCGGCCGAGGTGCTCGGCGGGCTGTTGGTGGTCAACTGTGACGACGCGCAGACGGCGACCCTCCCCACGGCGGCCTTGCTCTTGGCGTCGATGCCTGGCGCGGCCGTGGGGCAGTCCTTCGATGTGGATCTCATCAACACGGGCGATACGACGGTGACGGTGGCGGTGGGGACCGGGGGCACACTGGCGACGGGCTCGAACAGTAAGAGCACGGTGGCCACGGTGGTCTCGAATGCGGCGAAGCGGTTCACGATCCGCATCACGAGCATGATCGCCTACGGTGATACCTCGGACGGCTATCTCGTCTATGGCTTCGGCTCGACGGCGGCGGCGGTGGCCTAGTCATGGCGCGACAGACGATCACTCAGCAGGGCGCGTTCACAGGGGAGACACTCTCCAAGGTGAACGCGAACTTCACGGAACTGTATGGCACACCGGCAGGGGGATCGGCACTGACGAGCGCCCATCTCCTCGTCGGGAATGCCAGTAATGTCGCCACGGACACGGCCGTCACGGGCGACGTCACGATCACGAATGCCGGCGTCACGGCCATCAAGGCAAGCGTCTCGCTCACGACGCCGGTGCTTGGTGCGGCGACTGGCACGTCGATTAACCTCTCGGGTGATTGTCGCGCGGCGACCTATCATGCTGGGGCGACGGCTGGGGTCTCGGCAGGACCGTTCACGACCATCACGGGAATCACAGTCGTGAACGGAATCGTGACGGCACTGACCGGATCGTAGTGATGCGCCAGGGATGGAGGGGCTGACATGCCATCGGTGGGCGTCAGCGTCCTGATTAAAGACAGCCTCATGGAACTCGGTGTCATCCAAGGCGGCCAAGCCGTCTCGGCTGATTATGCCGAGTTCTGTGTGGGCCGTCTCAATCAGGTCTTCGATAACTACAACACGATGCGGGAAGCGTCGTATGTGGAGCGGTCGGATACCTTTCTGTTCATCCCGAATCAGCAGGACTATACGCTCGGT